TGCCTGCACTAAAATCTTTTGATTTGGTACATGACAGCGTGACTTCCATCTTTGATTTCTTTGTCATGCAAAATTCTGCGTCCATGCCTGCTTTAATAGCTGAACTTCCACGCGCCCGACCTTTATCACCATGACCGCTGTGATGCACTGGTGAAATAGCTGCATTATATTTCTTAGCCAATAATTCCATGTTAGCCAAGAATATCGCCATATCCTCGCTGCTATTCTCGTCACCGTGCATATTTCTGTGCATTGTGTCGATGAAAATGGCGCATGGAGGCTCGTCTAAGCCTAACCCATCTAATATACTGGCTACACGCATCACCGCGTCTGTATCGAGCAAATTAACGCTTTTTGTGCTAAAATAAATGTTGTCAGGGTTCATATTATATTTTTGTTTGAGTGCTTGCATTCTCATTGCAAGCCCTCGATGACCTTCCCCAGCGATAACCACTACCGTGCCTTTTTTAGTTTTGTGACCGTGCCACGGAATCCCTTTGCCAATACAAAACGCCCAGTCCATCGCAATCAGCGATTTACACGCACCAGATTCACCAAAAAGTAACGTGTTTGAGCCGCGCTCTAGTAGGTTTTTAATTACCCAGTCAGCGCGTGTGGTGTTTGCCATCAAATCATGGACTGAAACAAACAGGTTTTGCTTTTTGCCAATAATGAGATCCGCAACCGCTAATATGCCTGCGCGTTTTGCCATGTCGTTAAAATCCTCGCCAACAATGGGCGAATAGATTACTTCAACCCCGCATTTATTGGCTTTTTCAATACCTACACCGCTTGCATCGTTATCCGCGCATATAATCACCCTGCCTTTGTACTGACTGCGCACCATGTCGCACACTGGCTTTAAATTCCCAGCGTTAAACGCAACCACAACACATTGTGCTGTGGCTTCGTGGATTGTCATGGCGGTGGCAAATCCTTCGGCAATGATTACCATGTCGGACGGCTCACCAATAGTGAAGTAACCGCCCTGCATTTTACCGCCCGTGTAAAATCGTTTTGTGCCGTCTGTGGCAATATATTGAAGCGACTGGATTTCACCACCCACGCCATAAACAGGAATAACGAGTTTGCCGTCATAAATGCGCAGTGCTGCGTGTGACTTGACATTTTTGCGCGTCAAATAATCATGATCTAAAGCGTGTGGAAGTTTTGCGTACAGCTCCTGAGGTGTGATTTGACATTTTTGCGCGTCAAATAATCGTGATCTAAAGCGTGTGGGAGTTTTGCATACAGCTCCTGAGCGTTAAACGCTGCGTTGCTGTAAGCAAAATCCCGTTCTTCTTTGGCTTTTTCAATGGCTTGTTCGCGTTCGTAATCGTTTTCGCTACTTCTAAAGCCATCAGCAAACCAAACGTGTTGCTCGCCCGATTTCCAGTCACCATAACATGCGCCTTTGCCGTCTATAAATAATGATACCCAGCCAGATTTCTCTTTGCCTGTAGTGGCAAAGCGCGTAATGCCGTGCTGGTTTATATGCGTTGGCGGGTTTATGCCTGAAGCGCGTATTGCATTTAATAGATCATTCATAATTTTCCTAGATATTGCGCTAAGCGTTCAACGGTTTTTTCATAAGGTGTTTTTTCTTTTTTAAACTGATCGTGCAAAAATCGATGCAGCATATTGCGCGACACGCCCGATTCTTCCGCTACTTTGCTAATGTTCATCACGCGTAATTTTTCTTTGATTTCATCTGGTGTCATTGTTTTTTCCTTGTTGTATTTTAAGATTTAAAAAAATATGTTTACATTATAAACTATTTTTAGTAATATAGTACCCGTAGTAACAAATTATTTTTTTTAATCCCAATGCGGAGCAACACAATGAGCCTTTTAAGCACGATTAGCAAACCCGTTAATAAATACCGATTGTTCACCATTTACGGTGGCGCAGGTATTGGCAAAACCAGTCTAGCCAGCACATTCCCCGCACCAATTTTTATCAGAGCAGAAGATGGTTTATCTTCTGTTCCTACAAACGCAATGCCTGACGCCTTCCCATTGCTTACCAGTTCTGATGATATTTATAATCAATTGTTAACGCTTATCAATGAGCAACACGACTATAAAACAGTTGTGATTGACTCAATCAGCAAACTTGATCGTTTATTTACTGACGAAATAACCAAAGGCAACACCAGCGCGAAAGCATTAGCACTTGCAATGGGTGGTTATGGCGCAGGTTATCAGGCATTATCATCTATGCACGGCAGAGTACGAAAAGCGTGTCAGATTTTAGTTGATAAAAAAGACATGAACATTGTTTTTTTAAGTCATGCAGAATTAAACACAATTGATTTGCCAGACAGTGATGCTTATCAACAATACGGCTTAAAAATGGAAAAGAAATCACAAAGCCATTACATTGATGATGCAGATTTTGTAGGTTTTATGCGCCTAGAAACTTTTGTGATGAAAGATGAGCAAAAGAAATCAAAAGCAAAAAGCACGGGTGAGCGGATTATTCAATGCACAAGTGAAGCGTCAAGCGTTAGCAAAAACCGCATGGGATTAACTGACGATATTTTTGTACAACACGGAATCAATCCATTATTAAAATTTTTAGGAGAATAATTATGAGTTTTTGGCAAACAAGCGAAGGTAAAAGCGCAACAGACACAACGGGTAAATTTGAATCGGGTGGTGGTATTGCGTTGATACCGGAAAACACAACATGCTTAGCCATGATTACTGAAGCTAACATTGCGGAATATCAAGGCGATGAATATATCAATTTAGCGTGGACAGTAAACAAACCAGACGCCTATAAAAATCGGAAAGTTTTTCAAAAAGTGCGCGTATTTGACGCAGACACAAAGAAACGCGACAAGGCTTTAAATATGCTTGCAGCTATTGATAAAAACGCTGGAGGAGTATTGGCACAATTTAATGCAGCACCAACTAATGTAACGTTACTGCAAATAATGAATAAGCCCATGTTAATTAAAGTTATGGTGTGGGAAATTAACGACAAAACAGGCAACTGGGTTGCAGCGGTATCACCTCGCAGTGTTGAAGAACCTGTGCAAGCACCTAAAACAACACCAGAAATTGCTGATGATAATTTCGATGTTCCTTTCTGATAATTAACTAAACAAACGCACATGGACGTGCAGCAAATAAAGGTGAGTAAAATGATAGAGCAAAGAACACCAGAATGGTTTGCACAACGTGTTGGGCGTATTACCGCATCAAGCGTTGGCGCAATACTTGGATTATCCCCATTTATGAAACGTGAAGATGTCATGCGCAACATGGTGCGTGAATATCACAACGCAGAGCGTGAATTTAAAGGCAACCAAGCCACAGAATATGGCACGTTTCACGAAGATTTAGCAAAGATGGATTACCAGTTTAGAACTGGTGTTATGGTAGAAAAATGCGGGTTTTATACGCATGATTACTGGTTAGGCGCAAGCCCCGATGGATTTGTTGGTTTTGATAAGTTAATTGAGATTAAATGCCCATATGGTCAACGTGATAAAAATCCACCTGTGTTTAAATTATTAGCACAGCAGCCGCATTATTATGCGCAGATTCAAGTGCAATTATTTGTGACGCACATGAGCGCGTGTGATTTTTACCAATGGTCGCCAAATGGTGACCAATTAGAAACCATTGATTATGATCGCGAATGGATAAACAAACACTTGCCAATTTTAAAAAGTTTTCATGCCGAGTATTTGATTGAGCGCGATAACCCAGAAAAGTATTTGCAAGATAAACGCGCCACCAATAACGCAAACTCGACAGCGTACCGCGTAGAGTATTATTTTGAATTGTCTGCGCAGATCGCAGAGCTTGAAGCCATTAAAAAAGGTGTTCTTGAGCATATTGTTCGAGATTGCAAAGAACAAGACAGCGAGATCAACGGGCACAAATTAACGAAGGTAGTCAAAAAAGGCGCGGTAAGTTACGCCAAAGTTGTTAAAGAATTGTTACCTAATGCAGATTTAACGCCTTACATGGGTGAAGCAAGTGAGTATTGGAGGTTGTCATGAATGCACAAGAAATAGCAGCATTAATGAAATTATATTTACAGGGTTTAAACGCAGAAGAAATAGGAAAAGAGCTTGGGTATACTACCAAAGCAATTAACAATTTTTTAAATGATTACGTTGAAAATAATTCAAATTCAAAACAAAAAGTTTTGAAGTGGATAAAATTTAATGAACATGATGAAACCACTTATCCACAAAAAGGTCAATTAGTTTTAGTTTCTTCTTTTGATGGATTTATAGTTTGTGACTTTAAAGATAACGCAAAATTTTTTATTAATTATTTAGGCAATAAATTTGTTTTAAATAAAGTTTATGCTTGGATGCCTATATTTTCACCACATTTTGTTGATGATATGGGTATTACATACATTGATGCAGAAATTAATAACGAATATCTAATCGAGCAAACCACGCTTGAAACGTTTGACATTATTGATGCAATAACACCTGCACTTCGTGAAGCCGTTAAACATTTATTAGTGCAACAAGGAGCAAACAAATGAAAATGCGCCCATACCAACAGCAGGCGCATGATGACTGCATAGCGTGGGTTCGCAAAAACACCGCGCCATGCGTTCTTGAATTACCTACAGGTGCAGGTAAATCTATTATTGTTGCTGAGATAGCCAACTCTTTAAACAAAGTAAGCAAAGGCAAACACGTTTTATGTATTGTACCTAGCAAAGAATTGCTTGAACAAAATGCGGATAAGATTCAAGCCACAGGAAATCCAGTTTCATTGTTTAGTGCAAGCGTTGGTGAAACCTGCCTTGCTAATCCATTGGTAGTTGGAACGCCTGTAAGTATTAAAAACCAACTTGATCGGTTTGGCAGTCAATTCTGTGCAGTGATTATTGACGAGTGCCACAAGATAACGCCAACCGTCATTCATATTATTGAGCAACTGCAAGTTTTTAACGAACGTCTGCGCATTATTGGGTTATCAGCTACACCTTATCGTATGAGCAGTGGCTATATTTTTAAACACGATTTGCGCGATGTAGCATTGCATGAAAGCAAAACACGCAACCCGTATTTTGATAGATTGATTTACAAAATCACCGCGCGTGAGTTAATCCAGCAAGGTTATCTATGCCAACCCGTAATTGGTGCAATCCATAGCAAGCATTATGAAACGCTAAACATGCAAACTAATGCAATGGGTAATTTTAGCAAAGATGATATTGACAAGGCGTATCACGGAAAAGGCAGGTTAACGGCTGAGATTGTCGCGGATGTTATCGAGCAATCGCGAGATCGCAAAGGCGTGTTATTTTTTGCGGCTACGATTCAACACGCGGGTGAGATCATGGAATCTTTACCGCCAGAATTATCGGCTATTGTCACAGGCGGCACACCAGCTCGAGAGCGTGAAATAATCCTGCTTAAATTCAAAGCGCAGATTTTAAAATATTTAGTAAATGTGGCGGTTTTAACCACTGGATTTGATGCGCCTCATTGCGATGTTGTTGCAATTTTACGCGCCACCGAGTCAGCCGCATTATTACAGCAAATAATTGGGCGTGGATTGCGTCTAAGCGATGGAAAGCAGGATTGCTTAGTCTTAGATTATGCTGAGAACATCGAGCGACATTGCCCCGATGGTGATGTTTTTAATCCCGACATTAAAACTAGTAACAGCGTGGATTTTGAGGGTGAGTATCTTATTGCACGTTGCCCTGAGTGCGGATTATTAAATGAAACTAAACCGCGCGGCAACGATGCTGGTTTTGGCATTGATGACAATGGTTATTTTGTCGATTTGCAAGGTAATCGAATTGAAACCGAGCATGGTTTTTTTCCTGCGCATCATAGCCGGTCATGCCAGTCTGAATTATGCAATTACAAGTGGAGTCTTAAGCCATGCCACGAGTGCGGTCATGAAAATGATGTTGCAGCGCGTTATTGTGGCGGGTGCAAAGAAGAACTGATTGACCCTAACGAAAAACTGGTTAGGCAATACCGCGAGCGAAAATCAGATCCGTATCAATCACAGACCGATGAGGTGCTTGATATGAAAGTTAAGCCAACCATTAGCAAAGCCGGCAACGAATGTTTGCGGGTTGAATTTACTACCGCATGGCGAACGTTTACTGTGTTTTTTACGCCAAAAATCCCGCGCGACTACAACAGTTTTATGACTGTAACAATAAACGGAACAAAACCGCCTGAAACTGTTACTTATCAAAAAGAAGGTGATTTTTACAAAGTTCATAATTACAACATGAGATTCAGAAACGATGAAATTCCCCCAGTGGCTTAAAGTTTACGGTGACACATCGTATCGTGGCGAATGCCCAAGCGAAACACTTGAAGCAGTGACGTTTTTTGCGCGTATAAGACGTGAATATCCAGATACTTATGGATTGATTGCTACGCACATTAGAAACGAAGGCAAGCGATCATGGGAGCAGGTAGCACGGCAAAAAAGCGAAGGCATGACGAAAGGTGCGCCCGATATTATTATTCCAATGCAAAGATCGTTTGTTTGCGAGCTGAAACGGCAAGATCACACCAAGTCAAAATGGCAGGATGGGCAGCTTGAGTATTTAAAAGCCGCACATGATGCAGGCGCATTTGTTTGCGTTGCGCTTGGTTATGAAGCAGCTTATCAGGCTTTTTTAGATTCTATTGTTTAAAATGTAAAAAAATATGTTTACTTTTTAAAATAGAAGGTTTAATATATAACCACGCTTTCAAGAAGGCGAAACAATAATAAATAACTAAACCGGAGTAGAGATTATGAAAGCATTTAAATTAGACGGCATTATTGGAACTGTTGATCAATTTGGTTTTGTTCAATGGGGTGGAATTGGTTGTCACTTAGCAGGTTTGACAGACAACTGCGCGTTAAAAATTGCAGCATTAAAAGCAAAATAAACAACAACCAAGCGCGGTGCAAGCCGCGCATTTTAGGAGAACAAGATGGAAATCAAAATTTACTTTAGCATTATTAGCCATGACGGTGTTGACATTGGCGTTGCCGTTACGGCAACACTTAGCGGTAAAAGAATTGAAGCTACTTTTCATCATGATATTGAAGATGATCGTGAGTGTTTAGTTGACGACATTTCATTTACCGATGAAGAAGGTGAAGAAATGATTGGTTCAGAAAAATTAAAAGAAATTGTTTATGAACACGTTAACGACAACGACATTAATATTTACAAAGACGCTGAAAAAGGCGGTTATATTTTTTACATCGACAACTTTAAAAGCGATCACGATTACGCGGCATTAATGCAATAACAAACAACTCCTACCTCTGCCGCTAAGACAAGTGGCTTTTTTTAATACAAAGGTGATTTATGATTGAATTTTTAAAGATGTTAGACGAAACAGGCATTGCTTATGTGGTGTTTATTTTAACCGCTGTTTATTTTTGGATAAAAAGCAATAAAGCAACAACTGAGCTTTACACAATTAAACGCGAATTATTAAAATTAAAGGCGGTTTTATGAGCGCAACA